GAGGGCGTGCGCGCAGTCTATCCAGCCGCCATTGGCGGGATGCTGGTTGCCGAGGAAGCGTCTGACACGCCAACGGTAGAACGGGACATGGGCACCATCGACCGCTCGACCGGCGAGGTCACACGCCAAGCAGCACCGCGCCTTGAATTGCCGTCCTGCCCTGAAGAAAAGCTCGGCAAGTGGTTTTCCGCGGTACGCAGCGGCAAGGCGCGGGCCGATGAGTTGCTGGCGTTTGCCAGCGGTAAGCACACCCTGAGCGCCGAGCAGATCGCCGCCATAAACGCGCTGGTCGAGGAAATGAAAAACCCGCCGATCGATGCTGATTTTGTGACCGACATGGAGACTGCCGAGCGTGAGCCGGGCCAGGATTAAATGAGAACCGTACACCATTTAGTACAAGGCGATCCGGCCTGGAAAGCACACCGCGCCACGCCCGGCATCATAAACGGCAGCGAGATCGCGGCCATCATGGGGATCGACAAATACACCAGTCGCGCCGAAATGCTGCGCCGAAAAGCTACCGGGATCGAGCCGGAATATGACGCGGCCACGCTGCAACGATTTGCCGATGGTCATGCTGCGGAGGAGGCTGCCAGGCCGCTGGCTGAGGACATCATCGTCGATGATATTTCGCCGCTGGTGATGACCGACGAAATCGCGGGCTTGCTGTTCTCGATCAGCCTGGACGGGATTACCCAGGCAAACGACATCACATTCGAGCACAAGCGCCTGAATGTGATGCTGGCCGATGCGCTCGATGCCGGATTCATCCCACCAGAATATCACCCGCAGATGGAGGCTGGGCTGATGGTGTCTGGCGCCAAGCGCTGCCTGTTCATGGCGTCTGAGGATGGCAACCCGGATACCGCGCGGCATTTCTGGTATGACTCGAATCCAGAACTGCGCAAACGCATGATCTCGGAATGCAAGCAGTTCAACGAGGACGTGACCAATTACCAGCACACGGAGCGCGTGGTCGCCCCGGTAGCCGCCACCATCGAAGCCCTGCCCGCGCTGTTCATCCAAGTCGAGGGTCGCGTAGTTTCCGGCGATATGCGATCCCACCGCGCAGCCGTAACCAGATGGATCGCCGCCTTACCGACCAAATGCGTAACCGACCAGGATTATGCAAATGCCGCCGCCGCCGTGAAATCGTGCGAGAAAGCGGAAAATGACCTGAAAGCCTTGGCGCAGCAAGTGCGTGGTCAGATTACGTCTGTCGATGAAGTATTACGGCTGATTGAGGACGCAATCAAGGATGTCGCGTCTGCGCGATTGCGCATAGACAAGACCGTTAAAGCCAGGAAGGAAACCCAACGCATCGAGATCATACGCGATGCGCAGGATCAGTACATGGCGCATATCGACAAGCTGAATCAGCGCATCGGAGGCGATTTCATGCCTCGCTCTGTCCCAATGTTTGCCGAGTCAATCAAAGGATTGAAGACGCTTGAATCAATGCGCGAGAAGACGGGGAACGCTTTGCGTGATGCCATGTTACAGGCCAACGAACTGGCAGACAGGATCGAGCCCAATCGCAGGTGCATCGGCGCAGCATACATGCACCTATTTCCCGACTTTCCGCAAGTCTGCACGAAACTGGCTGATGACTTCTCTGCCCTGCTTGCTATGAGGATTGCGAACGAGGAGAGGCGCAAGCAAGCTGAACGTGAAGAAGCCGAAGCAAAGACAACAGCAGCAGTCGCCGCGGCGGTCGAGGCGGAGCGTATGGCCGAGGCCAAACGTGTGGCTGATGTGGCAGCCGCGCAGGCTGCGAACGATCAACGGGGGAAGACCGCAAGCGAAGCGATGGCTGCACATCATGATGCCAACGACATCGACACGATCATCCATAATTTTGTCGGGCTGCTCGACATCACGCCACTGGCCAGAAGGCAGTTGAGGTTACACCTGACGGCTTACGAGCGGTATCGGGCGGCCAGATTGATGCAGGATGCCGCATATCCAAATGATGGGTTGGGCCGCGCACCCTTGAGAGCGGCAGTACAAGGAGAAACACGATGATTCAGAATAATATCGGGCCATGTGCGGCCCATGAACCAGTTGCAGCCGATGTGGTGAGCTTCGCGGAACGGCTTGCAAACAAGGCGCAGCAACTCTCTGAGGCGGTGAATGTAAAGCTCCATCCGGTGATGAACAGCGAGCAGCCGCGTCCGTGTGAAAGCATTGGCAAGGAAATCCAGGAGTACCCGCCGCTGTTCGCAGAATTGCACAACAAATTCCAGGCGATCGCTGGTGCGCTCGACTCCATCGAGTACGCAATGTCGCGGACGGAGCTTTGAATGCAGGGTTCGGCGGCAACGCTGAATCGGGCGGCTAGATTGATGCAGGAGGCGGCATGACCATGGGTTTGCACATTTACACTGCCGCGAACCAACCAGCGACTGGCTGGGTGGATACGCACAGCGGAGAGCCAATACAGATGGGCTACCCGCCAGAGAGGATGATCTATGCGCAGTGCTGCGGCAAGATGCGCCTGGCGAAGAACTGCGTGGTGCAAAGTTATTACGACGGCCCCAGCATCTGGTGCGCCACAGGACACGGCTGCAAACATCCTCAGTCCATAGCGAAGAAGCGCCGGGGTGAGCACATGAACAGGAGCCGGGCGCAACGGGCAAGGCGGGCACGGGAGAGGCGACATGGAGATACTAATTGATGGAGTTCGCTATGTACCGGCTGAAGCACAGCCGGACGAAGTGAAGTGTTACTACATGCACGACAACCACACATTTTCGCTGCTACACGGCACAACGATTGACGAGGTGCTGGCCGCCGCCGATACGATGGCAATTGAAAGCCCGTGCGGTATGCTCTGCCCCCCTGTGATCTTGGCCGGTGGCAGGGAAGTGCGCCGCCTCAAGGAAGCGGCACACGCGCCATGTTGTGGTAACGATAGCAAATGGATAGAGGGGAAAGCTGCTTGGCGGAAAGAATGTGAAAATGATAGTCAGGTAATGCGGCTGGTATCTTCTAACAGGAGTTACACACCAAATGACCGATAACATCGAGGTAATCGACCAGTATGGTTCGCGGCATCGCTTCCTGGCCGAAGGGCATTATTACGAGTGGCGGCTGAAACCGGGAACGATTGATGTCGAGGGAACTGAATTCCTCGACGTGTTCCGGCGATGCGACGACGATGACGGGGATGTGCTGGTTGCCACATTTCCGCGCCCTGCGATGGTTGGCAGGGTGTCGGATGAAACCACTTTGACGCTGCCTATGCGCGAATTGCAGATGGAGCAATGCCCGCGCTGTGGATTCATAACGAACCCAACGAGACAACAATGACCGATAACATGGACAGATACGAATTGGCCAACCTGCGCCGCCAGGCCATACTCGATGTAGTTGTGGCACATCCTCATGCCACATCGCCCGTCATCCGCAATCGCGTGGTAGGCGTTCCGCAGGCCGATGTCGGCAAAACCCTAACACGGATGGTACGGCGCGGAGAGATTGCCATATCTGGGAAGGTATTGATCGGCAAACAGCATATATACACCTACGTTGCTTTGCGCGAGCGATGTATTCCGGCTGCGGAATGCATGGGAGTGATGACCGAAAAAATGCTGCGCACACAAGGCAAAACGCCAAAGATCAGGGTGGAAATAGTGGAGAACAAATCAGGCAATATTGCACCCGGCCATTACCGCAACTATGCAGGCAGCCTGCCGAAAGGCAACAGCGGCGGGCAAGGCGGGATTTTCAAGCCGCGGATGCATTCCCGGACATTGGGTTCATGAAAGAGAGACCGATCCTGTTCAGCGCGCCGATGGTGCGAGCCATCCTCGCAGGCACAAAAACCCAGACGCGGCGGACGATAAAACCGCAGCCGGACGGCGACGGGATCGTGCCTTGTCCCTACGGCCAGCCCGGAACATCATTATGGTTGCGCGAGGCGTGGGCGGTGGACGCTCCACTCGACCAGGTTCGTCGCGAGAGAGAGGATGCCTTATATCCGCCAGACTTCGGGCATGGGCCATATTTCCGCGCTGACCTAATCCATGAACACTCTGGGCTCACCTGGCGTTCCCCCATCTTCATGCCCAGATGGGCCAGCCGCATCACGCTGGAGATCGTCAGCATCAGAGTCGAACGGTTAAAGGCGATCAGTGAGGCGGATGCGAAGGCCGAAGGATGCTTCATGCCTGACAGCATCTATCCCGGAGAGCCGCACACCCCAGGCAGCTACGTTGTCAAACAGTACAGACTGCTGTGGGAATCCATCAACGGCCCCAGCTCATGGTCGGCCAATCCTTGGGTTTGGGTGGTGGAATTTAAGAGGTTGATGGGGTGAACGATGCGCCATTTCGTCTTATGTCACGCCGAAGCCAGGCGCCGGGCGAAGGCCACCATTGATGAAGCACCCGATGGGTATGTGGTCAGGATCACGCCGCCCACCAGGACGCTAGAACAGAACGCCTTGATCCACCCAGTAGTCCGGGCCATACAGAAGCACATGGAAGCACACGGAGCGAAAGCAAGGAGTGAGGACTGGTGGCGCTATTACCTGCTCGGGAAATTCGCCGGGAACGAGGTATGCGAAGATCCGGACGGATCAGGCGGGGTCGTGGTGATGAACAGGGAGCCTGGAACTAGCGGTATTGACAAGGAACGGGCCAGCGCATTCATTGACTGGATGTATGCATTCGGAGCGGAGATTGGGATTGAATGGTCACTGCCGTAATGTGATGAGCTGTTTCAGTCCCTCCCATAGCGCAGCCGCAACCCCTGCCACGATCAGTCCTATTATCGAGATTACGGCGAAGCCAATGGCTTTGTCGATTCTGGACCGATGCTTGACCGCCCACTTCGCGGTATCGAGAATTTCTGGAATATCAGCTTCCGTCAACCCGTAACGGAAGCGCAGGATTTCGATGAACGCCTCGACTTGTTTCTCTGCCATTTCCCGCGACTCATCCATTTTTGTATTCTCATCCTCCAGCGTCCTTGATCCTTCGATCCGTTTCCTTCTTGTCGTTGTGGATCAAACCCTGACCCCGGTAAACTCACTGATGCGGTGTGCGAAGAACATCGCCCACTGATCAATACGCTCAGGCTCGAATAGATCGGTGTGGCCGGAATATGCCATCGCCCCGGAAAACTCGCTGGCATTGTGATTGATGGTATTACGCTTCCGTCCACGGTATCCGACCTTGCCCTGGTCGCCCCACAAGTGCCCAGGTAGCCACTGGCTCAAATCAACCAAGCGGTCGCCTTCACTGTGAATCGTCTCGACTCGAGGCACGGCTGCGGTGCGCCAGCGGTCAAGAGCCGGGTTGATGTTGATTATCATATCAGGCGTTGCACCATGATCTCTCACAGCCAAATACGCAATGGCTGCCCCGTTGCTATGGGTGATCCAGATTTCCTTGCTGCACTCGGCATCGAGTTTGGAATAGGTTGCAAACTGGCGAGCCACCCCGCCATTCCGCCAGCGGGCAGCCCAGAATCCCATGAACCCGTACTGCCACAACGACACTTTGCTGTTGGGNCAAGCGCCNCGCANGTGGCCCAGAAGCATGGACATGTTGGTCATNCCCTCTTTTTGGTGGATGCCGTGGATGAGGCGGATTTTCATTTTTCCTCAGACCCCATAAACATGCTGACGATAAACATCCCCAGGAGGATTCCAACAGCGCATCCGATCCAGAAACAGAGCCAGGTCATCACACGTCCGCCGTAACCCGCACCACGTTTGTTCCATCGCACTCGACCATTGCCCGCTTGGTGTCGGCGATGGTGATCCCGGTTCCACTCGCGCCAATGATGCGCACACCAAACCCGCCGCTCGTGTTGGCGTACACGATCCAGTTGCGTGGTACGAGCGGCACAATCACGTCGCGCAGCGCGGTAAGCGCCCCGGTTAGTTCCATGCTCTCACACATGGCTTGCTCATAGGTGAGCGTTTGGTTCGCATCGGCCATCGCCTGCACAAAGCGGCCGTAGAGGAAGCGATTGACGTGGTGCGGGTCACGGTGATCCTCATAGCTGGTGATGGTCGCCGTCCCTGTCACAATCTTGTAGAGCGCCAGGCTGGCTGGCGGGAACACGGTGGCGTTGTCGGTTACTGCCAGCGCACGATCAGACGCGACATATCGCGTGCTGGATGCCGTCAGCGTCAGGGTGGCGTTGGCTTTTACCGTGGCAGTTGCATTGATGTGCCACCTGCTCAAACCATAGTAATCCCACGATAAACCGGAGCTTGATTGCCGTCTACCGAAATAGGCTGTTGGACTGAATGCGTTGTTGATCTCATTCACCGTAGCCTCTTTCCCGGCCTGGGCAGTAGTGAGTTGAGTGAGTAGGCTTGTCGAATCAGACATTGGATCACCTTGTAATTGATTGTGTCAGCGCATAACCGCGACCGACTATATCAGAAAGCTGATACCACTTCAGGTACAACGTGGATTGATTGCCGCCAAAATCGGTAATCTGTTGTGCGCTCGTATACGGGACGGCAGCGGGGCTGGCCGCGGTGAGCGTGCGCTTTAATGCGGTGTAAGTGCCGTCAGCGTAAATGTCGATCTCGTAGGCTTCATTTGCCTCACCTAGCAGCGCATCAACGTAATCGCGCCACCCCCCGAACCGTGTTCTTCTGGTTGCGGTTAATGTCCAGTCATTCGTCGTGGGATGGCGGCTCCCGGTTAATTGGCATGGAGACAAACACTCCAGGTTAACTCCCGCGTAAGCAAAGCTTACGTCATCGGCGGTATCGAGTGTGCTGCCGGAAGTGATCGCCCTGTATTCACGTGCGGTTCCTATGGACGCACTATTGGTGCTCACAAATTCCAAGGCGCCTGAATCTAATTCAATGATGCGGTCAAACGCCGTGTGCTGTCCGGTTGCCCATTCCGTGCCTTTCTGTCCGCGTAGGAAATCAGAGAGGACGTAACTCCCATCACCCTGTATCACGCAGTTCTGCGCCGCGATGATTTCCCAACGGTCATGATCTCCGTAGGCAAACCAGTTGAGTCCGGCAAACATTTGAGCTTCAGTTACGCTGGATAAGTCGCCGGAGTAAATCCTGACCGCAAGCGTGCTCAACTTATCCAGTACCGTCCCGCTATGCGTGAATAAGGAATTGGTGGCGTAGCCGATGACCGATCCTGGGGGCAAGACCGGAACCAAATCCTGCCAAGTCTGGCCACCATCATCGGAGCGAAACAGAATACCACCGGGCCATCCAGTAGTGTTCCCTCCCATTGCCACGGGGAAACCTGCCAGGTCTTGATCGTCGATCATCAATGGGATATCGAGCAAGGCAAGATTGGTGGCCCCGGCGATCGAAAGTACCCCGCCCGTAGATTGCCCTTCCTCGCCTCCCGCAGTTTCTGTGTATACCGCCGCATTGTTGAGTTTTGCTTTGCATTCCATCCGCCCATCGGCCAAGGTGTTGATGGAGGTAAGTCTGGCCTCATAGGTCGCATTCTCGGCGTAGATCGTTACGATATCAGCAGGCTCAAGTGCAGCATAAGTACCCGGCAAAACAAAGGACAGGTCGTAACGTTCGAGCCAATACAGGTAGAGCAGCCGTTCCGCCTTGCGAGCGGATTCGGTGGCGTTAAAGACAATGGATAGTGCAACCGATGATTGGTTTACGGCATCAGTATTAAGGCGCTCGGAGTACTGTTCATTAATGTCGTACTCCCTCACGGCATCCAAATACTGAATTGATACCTTTTTCGGGAGAATGGAATCCATCTCCCTGATGTTGGTGATTAATACGCCAGGGTTGTCTCCGGCCTGTTTTGCATCGAGATCGGCTGTCTGAATACTCATCACTGAGGATGATCCGCGTTTCTTAAATTTAATGTCATACCCATGCTGCGCTACATCAAACGGCCACGCTGCTTGAAGCGGGGTAATGCTTCCGCGTATCGCACCCGCTGATGACACCCGGTAACCCCTAACCATATCGGTGAGTTCCGTGACATCGAGGTCACTCGCTCCCAAAAGATTGCTTTGCAAGCATTCAGCCTCGACTATGGAGCCAAGGGTTGCTTGATTGGGGGATGAAAGCCCGAATGATATTATGTGGAAATGCTTCTCAACCTTGGCTACTTGCATGATTAACCCATTACGCACGATGGCTGGCTGCCCCACTGTAGTTGTTCCTTCATCGAGCGGTATATCTCGCACCAAATCTATCGCGGTGCCAGTAGACAAATCGAATGATTGCAGGCATCCATGAGTTGCATCAATTCCACCATCATCGTTGCGGGGCAATAGCCATACCTTGCCGTCATACCACGATATGTACATCCCGGTCGCGCTCAGAGCGTAATAACTGGTGAAGGTTGCGCTCGTGATGGTTTCAAGCGTATCAAGGTCGAGACTATAGATATGCGTCGCGCTCATCCCGATCAGGCTATCGTCGCCCAAGGTGATCGAGCGCAAGGAAAGGTCAGAACGGATAAATTGATTGCCGTCACCCCCTGACACAGTTGGGGTTGCCTCGTCGGTCATCACCAGATAACCCGCATTCGGGCCTCCGGCCCATACTGCATATAGCTTTTCGTTGTAATACAGAAGCTGGAAGTTGCTCGATGTTCCGGGGTCGAAGCTGGCGAGCTTGTATCTAACGTAATCCCCGGCCGTATAGGAAAGCCCGACACGCCAGTATTGAGTGAGGTACTCGTTGACCATGTAAATCGCGTCACCCTCACCTCGGAGCGCATGATTCACCCCGTCGAAGGTATGCACGATGGTGTTTGATATCGCCGCTGACATCCCATGCTCGGTGATCCTGGGCACACCAGTTGAGATGCTGTCATACGCGCTGATGACAGCATAATCGACTTCATGCGTGCTGGGCAAAAATACGGCACCTGACGATGCGCTGATGTTGGTATCCGTGCGTTCGATAATTACGGCCGCCGCGACGGGAGATGAAGATTTTATGATCTCGACTTTTACCTGCGCCCCCATCAGGCTGTTGCTGTAATTCGCTAATGGCAGATTGTCAAAAACCATATAAGCCAGTCCGCGATAGGCTGGAGTATTCGCCACCCCTTTATCGGCCTGGATCGT